CTCTTTTTAAAAGTTCTTTGGTTCTTGCTGTACCTGTCCCTACATACTTACCAAAACCTTCTGCCATTACTTAATACCCAACTCTTCTTCTGTAATGACTTTAAACTCCAACATTCTATCTGCGCACCATTCTTTTGCGGCGGCCCACTTTGCTTGATTTACCGCATACGTTCTACATTCGTAAAGATATGATTTTGTCATTCTTGATTTTTGTTTTGGTGGAACAGTTTGTTTCTTTGGTTTCACTTCAATTACATAAGTTTTAACATTACCAGATTGTTCTTTGACCTTAATCAAATAATCTGGGAAGTATCTGTGAACTTTACCATCCACTGGAGAAACATATCCAATACAAAACTCTTCCGATGCCCAAGATATGATACTTGGGTTATGGTCGCAATAATAACAGAATTTTCTTTCCCAACTGCTTCTACAAATTATATTTGAAACATCGCCTTTATATTTTTCTGGGTAAGATGGTTTGTAGATACTTTTAATACTTTCTGCCATTTTCCAGCATACATAATATATTAGTACAAGTATTTATAGATGGCTAGAAGTAGCAGTGTACCATTTTCTTATGATTTTGGTAATGAACCAACTGCAATACCTTTTGATCCGCAACCAAAAAGTACTCCGCAACCAACAGAAAATCCCCAACCGGCACCAGGAGTTCCTAGACCAGATGCCCCATCAACTTCTTCGGGGGAGGGAAAACTTTTTGACGGGAATGTGCAACCTTCTCGTAAGAAAATGCTTCAAATTAAGGAGAAATTACTTCGTCCTGCACAAACCTCACATTATCAGTGTTGGTTCAATCCACCTGATGCCGTAAGAAAATGGATTGCAAATTATAAACAATTTAATTATATTGCAAATCAAAATTCGGAATTAATATCATTATCATGTAGCGAAGCTTCACTTCCAGGATCTTCATTTATGACGAATGAAATTACTGATGATTATACAGGTGTTACTGAAAGACATGCATATCGTAGAGGATATGATGATCGTGCAGACTTCACATTTTATGTGGACCATGGAAGAGTAGATGGAAATTATAATGTCTTATGGTTTTTTGAAAAGTGGATGCAGTATATTGCTGTTGAGGAAGATTTTAGGGGATTAGAAGATAGAAACTTTAATTATAGAGTAAGATTTCCTTCTAATTATCAAACCGATCAACTTTTTATTAACAAGTTTGAAAAAGATTTCAAAGGTCAGGTTTTGCAGTATAAGTTTATGCAAGCATATCCAATGAGTATTGCCTCAATTCCAGTTTCTTATGAGTCCTCACAGTTATTAAAAGTCACAGTTTCTTTTACTTATACTCGATACTTGACGAAGAGAGTTAAAGCAAATCCACCTTCAGAACTAGAACCAGGACAAACAAGACCTCCTGGAGTTCCTAATCCACCAATTACAACTAATAAAGGTGATCAAATTAATGTCCCGTTACCACCTATAACTACTGATGGTAGAATAATACCACCTTTTCCAGGAACAGTATCTACAATAGCATAATAAATAATCATACTGAAGTTTCTATAGGACATTATGCCTTTACCTAAGATTTCTACACCAACTTATGAACTTGAGTTGCCTTCAACTGGACAAACAATTAAATATAGACCATTCCTAGTAAGAGAAGAAAAACTCTTAGTTCTTGCATTAGAATCAGAGGACACTAAACAGATTACTAGTGCAATCAAAACGGTTATCAAAAACTGTATTGAGACAAAGGGAATTAAAGTAGAAGCACTCCCTACATTTGATATTGAATATCTATTTCTCAACATTCGCGGTAAGTCTGTTGGAGAAGATATTGAAGTAAATATTATTTGCCCTGATGATGAGGAAACAACAGTTCCTATTAAAATTCTTGTTGATGATATTCAGGTTCAAAAGAATTCCGAACACGATAAGAGAATTAAGGTTGATGAATCTATTATGATGGAAATGAAATATCCATCACTAGATCAATTTATTAAGAGCAACTTTGATTTTTCTGCTGATAATACTATGGATCAATCATTTGAACTAATTGGTTCTTGTATTGATAAAATTTACACTGAGGATGAAGTTTGGTCTTCTGCCGATGTGACCAAAAAAGAGATAATGGAATTCTTGGATCAAATGAACTCATCTCAATTTAAACAAATTGAAAAGTTCTTTGAGACTATGCCCAAATTATCACACAAAGTTAAAGTTAAAAATCCAAATACTGAAGTTGAAAGTGAAGTTGTTCTTGAGGGCTTATCAAGTTTTTTCTCATAGGAATGTCTCATATGGACTTGGAGAATTACTTCAAGTTAAATTTTTCTCTAATGCAGTATCATAAATATTCATTAACGGAAATTGAAAATATGATGCCTTGGGAACGAGACATTTATGTTCTTTTGTTGAAACAGCATTTAGAAGAAGAAGAATTAAAGGCACAACAACAAAGATAAATGAACCCAGTAACCGAAAAAATAGATGAAAGAATTTTAAGGCTACTGGGTCTTGAGGATGTTTTTGACCTTGATTATGATACTTATCTAACCCTACTTAAAGAAGAAATAGTCAAGGGTGCAGATAAGTTACCACAAGAAGAACTTGCAATTTTAGCAAACGAGAGAAAGAGAGTAAGAGGAAAGAAGGGTAGATTCAAACCAGAAAAGGAAAAAATAACTGCAGATAAAATTGCAACAACTAAATTTCTAAAACTAGCAAAAGTTACAACCAAACCTCTTGATCTTTATTCTCCACTAGCCAGACCAAATTTACCTCAACAAGATTTAATAGGAATTCAAAAACCTTTAGAATCTATTGCTAATACCTTATCATTGCTTTTAAATTTTAGAAAGAAAGCAAGTGAAGAAGAAAGAAGAGAAAAAGAAACTCAAAGAAGAACTAAAAAAGAAGAAGGTTTAGAGGGATTTAAAAAAGGTATCTCTGCAGTTTCTGGTGCAGCAAAGAAAATGCTTGCACCATTTCAAAGTATCATAGATCGTATTTGGAGATTTATATTCTTTACTTTACTTGGTAGAGCATTTACTCAACTGATGGATTGGTTGGGTGATCCAGAAAATAAGAAGAAGATAGAATCTCTTGGTAGATTTTTAAAAGATTGGTGGCCTTCTTTAGCATTTGCGGCAGGACTATTCTTAACTCCTTTTGGTGGATTTATTCGTGGCACAATAAAATTACTAAGGGGATTTATTCCTGGGATGCTTAAAATTATCCCTAAGTTAGCTGCGGTAGCTGCGGCAAATCCTATAAAAACTGCAGCGATAGCAGCAGGAATAGGTGCATATGCAATATCTCAAAAAAATGAGTCAAATAGATCTGAACTTAAAAAAACTGAACCTTCCATTGTAACTCCAAAGGAAACCAAAGAAACTGGAAAGACGCCTAGAGCTCCTCAACTGCAACAAGAACAGATATTGCAAAGAGGATTTGGTGGAGCATTTAAAAGTGGTGGTATTGTCCCAAGATTCGAACTGGGTGGAATGAATACAAAACTTTTTGATACTGGATATGAAGGAATAGATGGAAGTACGGGACAAAGAGTAAGTGGATTTGGACCTGATACTCAACAAATTATTGCACAACCTGGTGAAATTGTTATGAATAAGAAAACTGTAGATGCTGTTGGTGCAGATAATTTCCTAGCACTTAACAGACAGTATGGTGGTCCTGGTGCAAATAAACCCAAGATGGGCAGATTACAAACAGCATCAGGTGGCGGTGTTGTTATTCAGAAGTTTCAAAATGGTGGAATGGTTAGAATGCGTTATTCAAGTGGAACTCCACAATTTGGAGAAATGCCTCTAGTCAGAGCAGCATTAAATGCTGGAATTACAGGAAAAGAACTTGCTGCATTATTAGCCCAAACTTCTCACGAAACTGGTGGATTTAAATGGGATAGAGAACTTGGTCGTGGTAAAGGAATGGGATATAGTGGAGGTGATGCTTATCATGGTAGAGGTTATATTCAATTAACACATGACTATAACTATAAGGAGTTTGGTGATAAGGTTGGTGTTGATTTGCTTTCAAATCCGGACTTACTTTTATCGAAACCGGATTTAGCAGCAAAAGCAACCATAGATTACTGGAAGACTAGAGTTAGACCAAATGTTACTGATTGGAATGACACTTTTCAAGTATCAAGAGCAATTAATAATCCATCAGCAACTAAACCTAACCAAATAAATCATTACGAAGATAGGGTTAAGAGGCAGCAATATTATACGCCAATCATTAATACTTTAGTCAATAAATATTCACCAAAACCAAAAACTGACCCCAAAGTAAATCGACAGAAATTGATTGATAAAAGACCTTGGTATGATAAATTTGGATGGTTTGGTGGTGCGTCTAGAGTAATACAAAAAAAACAAGGTGGCGGAGAAGTAGAGGCTTTAGAAAGAACTTATAAGCAAGGTCAAAAGTCAGGGATGAGTTCTGAGGTATTGGAAGCAATAGGAAGCGAAGCGTTCTTATTAAAACATTTTGGACCCGGTGGAGTTTGGAGAAACTTTAAGGGAAGTGGAGCAACAGATTATAGAGGAAATATAATACCGAAAAAACAAGGTGGTGGATTGCATGTAAAAGAAAATACTGGAATGGACATTCGTGGAGCAACAGATTATAGAGGAAATATAATACCGA